ATCTATGCTTATATCCAGATACAGAAATGGGTAGAATCTATAGATATTTAGATATTCCACATTATAAACACGATTATGACAACATCGAACAAGTAACTAAGGAAGATGACGAGGTATATGGCGTGTTTGGTGATCATGAAATCAGAACTAAACTAGCACCAGTATCTTCTAGAGCTAAAAGTATATTAGGAAAGGATGTATGTGATTGGATTTGGAACAATTATCCATGGTATTTTCAACAATTTAGATATACAAAATGATATTAGTACTATTTGGACAACCTTGTAGCGGTAAGACAACCCTAGCAAGAGCACTTGATGATAATCATTACTTATTAGACGGTGATAGACTTAGAGAGGTGTTTAAAGATAAAAACTTTGGTAGAGAAGGACGTATAAAGAATCTGAATAGAGCTAGTGATATAGCTGTATTTTGTCATTCAATACATAATAAGGTTAGTATATCAATGGTATATCCGTATAAGGAAGCTAGAGAGTATTTAAATGAGATGTGTGAAAGGTTAGGAATAGACGTATTCTGGGTCTACCTACATTACAATGGAGAAAGAGGTAGAGAAAACTTTCATGTAGAAGACTTTGAATTAGATTTTCAAGAAGAAAATGTATTAACTTTAAATACATCTGAATTATCAGAAGAAGAATGTTTAAATAAAATAAGAGAGTATGTGGGACAAAAAGATTCACGTTAAAGGAACCTTACCTAAAAAGGATGAGCAGTATGCCATGTTTATTGGACGTTGGCAACCTTTACACGAAGGACATAAGCAAATGTTTCAACAAGTATTAGATAAGGGAGGTAGAGTTTGCATTGCTATTCGTGATGTTAAACCAGATGAAAAGAATCCCTGGTCTTCTATTGAAGTAATGTCCAATCTAACTAACGAATACATAAATCTTATTGAAAAAGGTAAAGTTAAGATATTAATTATCCCAGATATCTGCTCAGTAGAATTTGGTAGAGGAGTTGGGTATGATATTATTGAGCATGTTCCACCTCAAGAAATTCATGATATATCTGCAACCAAGATTAGAGAACAAATGAAAAAAGAAGGTAAGTTATGATAGTAGAAAGAAAAAGACACTTAGCTAAGACAATTAGCTATAGAATCATCAGTACGGCTATAGGATTTGGAATCATGTGGGCCGTAAGCGGATCAATTAAAGTTGGTGCTGCATTTGGCGTGGCGGAATTAGTATACAAACCTATTCAATACTACATTCACGAAAGGATTTGGTATAAGTGGATTAAGTACGGACTAAAGAAATAAAAGTAGGTTTCTACTGTAAACATTGATATTTATATATACTAAACTAAAAAATATATTTTATGTTATTTGGAATTATCATCGTAGTAGTAGCAGTTTTTGTTGCTTACACTATCAACAAATCTAAAGTTTCTGAAGTTAAAATCGAAGCTCCAGAAAAAATCGAACCAACTGTAGTAGAAGAAGTTAAGAAAACTACAAAAGCTAAAGCAACAACTAAAGCAGCTAAAACAACAAAAACTAAAAAATAAAGATTATGAGTCAAAAAGTAACTCCAGAAGAATTAGAACAATTACAAGACATTAGAAAAGCCGTTTATGAGACTATCTCTATTATCGGTGATTTAAACTACAGAAAGACGTTAATTGACCTTGAATTAGAGGCGGTAAAAGACATGGTTAAGCAAAATGCTACCAAAGAAAGAACGCTTTTATCTGATTTTGGTAAGAAATACGGAGACGGTTCTATCAACCCAGAAACCGGTGAAATCACACCGTTACAATAATTTAGGTTTTGCCATCAGTATCAGCTATTTATTATTAGAAATAAATTATTAAAATGGCAGAAGCATTAATTTCCCCAGGTGTATTCCTTTCAGAGAATGACCAATCTCAAATAACAGCAGGTCCTATTACAGTTGGTGCCGCATTGATCGGACCGACAGTATACGGTAAAGTTAACATTCCAACTCTTGTAACTACATATTCAGATTTCAGAGCTAAGTTTGGTAGCACTTTCGTTTCCGGAGGTACTACATTCGACTACTTGACATCTCAAGCAGCTTACAACTACTTCCAACAAGGAGGTACTTCTTTATTAGTAACAAGAGTAGCTAGTGGTTCTTATACAGCAGCTACAGCATCTGTTGCTACTTTAGGTAGTACTGCTTCTTTAGCGTTTGAACTTCAAACCTTATCAGTAGGTTCAGTAATGAACAACAACGTTTCTGCTTCAGCAGGATTAACTACAAACGGTTTATTACCTTCTGGCTCTGCTGATAACATCAGATGGGAAATTACGCAAGTAGATACAGGCTCTGGTTTATTTACTTTGATCGTTAGACAAGGTAATGACTACACAGCTAACAAAACTGTCTTAGAAACTTGGTCTAACTTATCATTAGATCCAAATCAAAATAACTACATTGAGTATGTAATCGGTACTCAAACTCAAACAGTAATCAGCGACAACGGTGCTTACTACTTACAAGTAACAGGATCTTATCCTAACGCTTCTAACTATATTAGAGTATCTAATGTATACACTCCAACTCCAAATTACTTAAACCCACAAGGTCAACCTTATACTTACTATACAGCTTCTATGCCTGCAGTAGGTAGTGGTTCAGTAAACGGTGCATTCGGCGGTGCTCAAGGTGCTCAATACGGATGTTTAACTAGCACTTGGACAACTTTAGCTCCATTAAATATGTTTGAGCAAATCCCTGCAACAACTGCTAACTCAGATGCTAATAACATCCAAGGTTTAAGATCTGCAGATTACGATATTGCAATCAACTTATTAGCTAACCAAGATTCTTATGTTTACAATAGCATCTACGCTCCAGGCTTAACTAATCAAAACGCTGCTACTCAAGTGGCTGCTTTATTAACTACAGCACAAAATCGTGGCGATAGTATTGCAGTAGTAGACATGGTTTCTTACGGTCAAGCAGTTGCTCAAGCAACTTCAAATGCTCAATCTTACGATAACTCATACGGTGCTACATATTGGCCATGGGTTCAAACAAGATCTACAGATACAGGTAAATTACATTTCGTACCAGCTTCTACAATTATCCCAGGAGTTTATGAGTACAATGATAAAGTATCTGCTGAGTGGTTTGCTCCTGCAGGTTTAAATAGAGGAGGTTTACCAACAGTAATCCAACCAGAAAGAAGATTAACAGTAGCACAAAGAAATACATTGTATTCTGCTAAAGTTAACCCAATCGCAGTATTCCCAGGCCAAGGTACAGTAGTATATGGTCAAAAGACTTTACAATCTCAAGCTTCTGCTTTAGATAGAGTAAACGTTAGAAGATTATTGATTGCGTTAAAAGGATACATCGGTCAAATTGCACAAACATTAGTATTCGAGCAAAACACTGCTGTAACTAGAAACAAATTCTTATCTCAAGTAAATCCTTACTTAGATTATGTACAACAAAGACAAGGTTTGTATGCATTCAGAGTAGTGATGGATGAAACTAATAACACTCCAGATGTAATCGATAGAAACTTACTTGTAGGTGCTATCTACTTACAACCAACAAGAACAGCTGAATTTATTCAATTAACATTCAACGTGTTGCCAACTGGTGTAACTTTTGGATAATAAAAAACAATTCACTCGATGAACAACAATACAAAAATTAGATTACACTTATCTAAGAATTTATTTGAAAACATTGCTAAGGAAATATTAGCAGAAGCTAAGAAGCCTAACGACGGTTATACTGTAGCAGTTAAGCAACCTAAGATGCCTAAGCAATCTAAATCTCAAGCTAAAGCTCCTGAAGTTCAAAAAACTGATGCTGAAACTAAAATGGAAGGTGGTGTACCAACTTCAACATCTACAACAAGTGTTCAAGATATGAACATGGGTATTGACGGTAAGCCAGCTATTTCAGGTTTAAAAGAAACAGAACCTAAAAAGAAAGAAGGTCACGATATAGAGACTTTAAAAAGAGCAAAAGCTGCTATTGAAAAGCTTTTAGGTGAAATGGAAACACAAGTAGCTGAAACAAAGGAAGAAGAAGAATAAGTTTTGCATTAGTAGATATTTATATTAAACAGAGAATAAAATGCCAGTATTAGATCCAAATGAAATTATGTTTACGGCCTTTGAACCAACCGTTCAGAACCGTTTCATCATGTATATAGACGGTATTCCTTCATTTATGATCAAGAGTGCAACTGCACCTAATGTGAACTTAAACGAAGTAAAGATCGACCACATCAACGTTTACCGTAAGATTAAGGGTAAGGCTGAGTGGCAAGACATGACTTTAAACTTATACAACCCAATCTCTCCTTCTGGACAACAAGCTTGCATGGAGTGGATTCGTTTATCACATGAATCAGTAACTGGCCGTGATGGTTATTCTGACTTCTACAAAAAAGATTTGAACTTATCAATCTTAGGCCCAGTAGGTGATGTAGTATCAGAGTGGATTATCAAAGGAGCATTCGTTAAGACTGCAAACTTCGGTACTTACGATTGGTCTAACCAAGATGCTATCACGATTGAATTAGGTATTGGAATGGATTATTGTATCTTGAACTACTAATCGATTAAAGATAATAAAGAGCCGCCTAAAAAGCGGCTTTTTTTATGTAAAAAATTAAAACTCTATATATTTATTGATATATAACTAAATTAAGATTATGGAACCTACAAAATTTAGTCTCCCTACCGAGACTGTTGAATTACCTTCAAAAGGCCTTTTATATCCTGCAGAAAATCCTTTATCTTCTGGTAAAATTGAGATGAAGTACATGACTGCTAAGGAAGAAGACATTTTATCCAATCAAAACTACATTCGTCAAGGAGTAGTGTTTGATAAGTTATTTCAATCCCTTATTGTATCGAAAATTAACTATGATGACTTAACTGTCGGCGATAAAAACGCAGTTTTAATTGCAGCCCGCATATTAGGTTACGGTAAAGACTATCCAATCAAATTCCCCCATCCAATTACAGGAGAAGAAGAGTTAATTAACGTAG